TTACCTATCTCGTGTTTCCTAACATACGTCCCTGATACTCTAGAAGGATTAATTGATCACAGCGCAGAGTTGCGATGGTTATCAGTAAAGGGTGGTGGTGTTGGTGGACATTGGTCAGATGTTCGATCTGTATCAGACGTTGCTCCAGGTCCAATGCCATTTTTACACACTGTAGATAGTGATATGACTGCGTATCGTCAAGGAAAGACCCGCAAAGGCTCATACGCTTCCTATATGGACATCTCTCATCCTGATATCGTAGAGTTCATTAACATGCGCATCCCGACTGGTGATGTGAACCGTAAATGTTTGAACCTACATCACGCTGTGAATTTATCTGATAAGTTTATGCGTGCAGTTGCTCATGATGATGTGTGGGAACTAAAGGATCCAAACAAAGAAGAAGTGCGTGATACTATGCGTGCGCGTAAGTTGTGGGAACTAATTTTAGAGACTCGCTATCGTACAGGCGAACCATATCTAAACTTCATTGACACTGCTAACAAAGCATTGCCTCAATCACAGAAAGATATGGGTCTTACTATCAAAGGTTCTAACCTGTGTAATGAAATACACCTAGTAACAAACGAAGAGCGTAGTGCTGTTTGCTGCCTATCTTCACTGAACTTGGAGAAGTATGATGAATGGAAAGATTCAACTGTTGTTGCTGATCTTATTCGTTTCCTTGACAACGTCCTGCAGTACTTTATCGACCACGCAGGGGACGAAATCCACAGAGCGAAATACTCTGCTATGCGGGAAAGGTCTTTGGGTCTTGGAGCGATGGGCTATCACGCATACCTCCAGAAACACCGTATTGAATTTGAATCTGAAGAAGCAGTGTCAACAAACATAGAGATCTTTAAAAACATCAAGCAGTGGGCAGAAGTAGAGACATCAATACTCGCATCCGAGCGTGGTGAAGCGCCAGATATGGCAGGCACTGGAAAGCGTAATGCACACATGTTAGCTATCGCCCCCAATGCAAACAGTTCATTGATTGGCGGAACATCACCTTCTATTGAGCCATGGAAAGCAAACGCATTTACTTCTCGCACACGTGCTGGTTCACACCTGACTAAGAACAAATACTTGCAGGAAGAATTAGAGTTGCTTGGTATGAATACTGATGAGGTTTGGTCTTCGATCATCACTGGCGGCGGTTCAGTACAGCACCTAGACTTCTTATCTGACCACATCAAAGGCGTATTCAAGACAGCCATTGAGTTGGATCAAGATATGATTGTTATGCAAGCTGGCGATCGTCAAAAGTATCTGTGTCAAGGTCAGTCATTGAATATCTTCTTCCCGTCAGGAGCTACCAAAGATTACCTACATAAAGTACATTATAATGCTTGGCTTTACGGCACAAAAGGGTTATACTATCTAAGAACAGAAACATCTAACAAAGCTGAGAACGTTACGACTAAAGTCGCTCGTGATAGGCTTGCTGAATTCAGTGATGTTGCTACACAAGACGATGATAGTCAGGATTCTTGCCTTGCATGCGAAGGGTGATGAGTCAAATGAAATATACATATTCTAGGAGAGAGAATTGGACGTATTAATTTACAGTAAAAGTAATTGCCCATTTTGTGTAAAGGCAAAGTATTGGTTTGAGACTCATGGATATGTTGTCCGTGAGGTCAAGCTAGATGATCAAGAACAACGTTTGGCGTTCTACCAGAAACTGCCGAACGCACGATCTGTACCGCAGATCTTTATTGATGATAAGCACATTGGAACATATGACGATCTTATGAAGATTGCTGACACGCTAGTTAAGAAAGCTGGCGGTCTGCTTGAGTTCTCTGAAACGTACAAACCATTCCATTATCCTTGGGCTGTAGATATTACTACACGTCACGAAAAGGCTCACTGGATCGAAGACGAGATTGATCTCTCTGAAGACGTTACTGATTGGAAGATGGGTAAGGTTACACAGGTAGAGAAAGATTACATCACCAATGTACTGCGCTTGTTTACTCAGTCAGACGTTGCGGTTGGTCAGAATTACTACGATAACTTTGTTCCTAAATTTAAGAACAATGAAGTGCGTAATATGCTTGGATCGTTTGCGGCTCGTGAGGGTATTCACCAAAGAGCATATGCTCTACTGAACGAAACACTTGGTCTGCCTGACAGCGAGTATCATGCCTTTCTTGAGTATTCAGAGATGGCTGATAAGATCGACTTTATGACCGAGAATGATGTTACTACTATGCGTGGTCTCGGATTGTCGCTTGCTAAGTCTGTGTTCAACGAGGGTGTTGCGTTATTTGCATCGTTTGTAATGCTACTAAACTTCCAGCGTTATGGTAAGATGAAAGGCATGGGCAAGGTTGTAGAATGGTCTATCCGTGATGAGTCGATTCACGTTGAGGGTAACTCTAAGCTATTCAAAGCATTCTGCGCTGAGCATCCACGTATCGTAGACGAAGATTTTAAGAAAGATATATATGAGATAGCACGACAAGCTGTGAAGCTAGAAGATAAGTTTATTGATCTGGCTTACAAGATGGGCGAGGTTGAAGGCTTAGACGCTGCAGAAGTAAAACAGTATATCCGCTATATAACAGACAGAAGATTGCTTCAGTTAGGTTTACGAACAAACTTCAGAGTAAAAGAGAATCCGCTCCCATGGTTGGAGTGGGTATTGAATGGTGCAGACCACACGAACTTCTTTGAGAACCGTGTGACAGAATATGAAGTTGCTGGTCTTACAGGAACGTGGGATGATGCATACGCATCGTAGAGAGGAATGATGGAAGAAGAAGTAAAGGAAGTAACAACGTTATGTTGTGAAGAATGTAGCAGTGAATATCAGGTTATTCTCCTTAATCAGGATGACATTACAGACCCACCGCTATATTGCCCCTATTGTGGAGCAGAAGTTGATCTCAGTGACGTTATTGAGTTTGATGCGCTTGACGAGTTAGATTTTGAAGACGAATAATTATGTAAACCCTTGGATATATAAAGGCAGACCATACGACCCATCCGAAGAAGAGTTAAAGGAATGGGTCGGCTTTTGTTATCGCCTGACTGAATTGGAAACTGGCAAGATGTATGTTGGTAAGAAGTTTTTCTGGAAGCCAAAGACTCTGCCAGTAACCAAGACTCGCAAGCGCAGGGTTAAGACTAAAGTTCCGTCTGACTGGAAAGATTATTATGGATCCAGTGAGTCGGTTAAGCTGTTAGTTGAGAATGGCACACCATTCAAACGTGAGATACTACACCTAGCAAGAACAAAGGGTGAGTGTACATACTACGAGGCAAAGGAACAGTTTGGGAAAGATGTTCTTTTGCGGGACGAGTATTATAACGAGTTCATCGGCTGTAAGATACATAGTAAGCATGTGAGTAAGTTGAAGGAAGAGTTCAAGTCTTAAATATATAATGAGGTTATTATGAAAAAAGATCCTGTGAAGTTGTTTATTGGTACGTCATCTAATGGTGAAGACGCATTGATTGAGATGGCGTATGAGTACACGCTGAGGAACAATTCCTTTCGTAGTATTGAAATTGTTTGGATGCGTAAAACAGATGATCCTAATTCTTTCTGGCATGGCTTTGCTGATCAGAATTGGTCTACTCCATTCTCAGGATTCCGCTGGGCTATCCCCGAATACTGTAACTTTGAAGGACGAGCAATATACACTGATGTTGATATGTTAAACTTCCATGACATTGGTGAGTTGTTTGATATGGATATGGGTGACAATGTAATGCTTGCCCGAGACGGCAAACGGTTTGGCGGTAAAGAGTTCTGTGTTATCTTATTTGACTGCTCTAAGTTTAAAGGTCAAAAGCCGTCAGCTCAATGGAAAGTCGATCCAAGAGCACACCACAGGTTCATAAACTTTGTACAACAAGAGATACCCATCGGCACTTTAGACCCTGCATGGAATAGCCATGACGGTGATGTTGAGCCATTCAAACAAATACATTACACTCATATGCCAACCCAGCCATGGAAGCCGAAATGGTTTACTGGCGAAACTGTTGACCATCCTAAACACGAGCTGGTTGAGTTGTTTTGGGATAAAGTGGATGAAGCTGAAAATGAAGGATATCGTGTTGAAGATTATGCGGTTGATCGTGGTATACAATATGGGATTATCGGACAATGAGTGACACAATAGTTATAGATGAAGAAAATCTTGATGGAATAGTGCAATGCAACCCAGTAGTATTTGCTGCCTGCGATAGTCTGTACTTCATGAAACATGGCGAAGCATTCGTCAGGTCGGTTACTGGTAGTGGTGGAATGCCTTGCCATGTACATATAGTGAATCCTTCTCCGATGGTATATGAAAGAGTTTCCTTTCTCATGGATGATGTGGAAGAGAAGTTTACATGTACATTTGAAGAACTAGACACTAATGGTATGACTGATGATGACCGTGTCAAAGAATATAGAAATTCAAAACACAAAAATTTGCCAGTTGTATTGGCTAATGCTGGAAAGGTGTTAGTTCTTAACATCGACTCAATTGTGATGAATACTATTGTCCTGCCTGATTCTTTGTTAGCTGTCTCTGGAGACTCAACAAACCCGAACACTAATGCGCTTTATATCGACAATAAAATACATGAGGTATCTAATGTGTTGGCTTGGTATGCTCATGAGCGTGAGAGGACTGGTATTGAGACCATAGAGCATATGGCTCTAGAACTTCATGATGAGATACAGTGGTTGGGGCAAGAGTTTATAAGCAATGGCGTTGATAAAACTAGTATGATAATGGCAATAGAGGAATAGTCATGGATATATTAAACATGTTAGGAAATACATTAAGTTATGCGATGATTGGTCTTATGGTCACAAGTGTTATCGTTGGTGTGTTATATTTGATTGTGGTAACAGACATTGGCATTGATCGTCGTAGAGGCAAGGACTAATGCGTTGGTGGCGATTATGGGCTAAGTCACTGGGCGAGAAAGTCGGCAGTAAAAGCGAAGCTGATCTTGTAGCGTCCATAAGAACGGTGATTGTCCTTGTAAACTTTATTACATGCTTTGTTATCATAGCAGGCGTGATCCACCAATGGTAAGCCAACTATTACCCAAATAACGCTTGCCTTTCACCCAAATGTGTAGTATAATAACAACTTAACAATGCCTCCTTAGCTCATTTGGTAGAGCAACTGACTTGTAATCAGTAGGTGATCCGTTCGATTCGGATAGGAGGCTCCAGATAAAGTGTGACAGATGAAAATAAAAATTGAGCTAGAAATTGATACTGAATCCCAGAGCGATATGGAAGCTATGGATGATTTAATTGAAATAATTGAACGTTTAAAACAAGGTGAATAATAGATGAAGATGTTAAATGATAGCGTGTTAGTCATGCTGGAAGCGGAAGAAAAAGAAACAACAACGATGGGCGGCATTATCCTAACTGGGACACCTGACGATGATCAATCATCTAAGCCAGCAACTGTATTGGCTGTAGCCGATAGCGTCGAAGACGTGGTGGTTGGTGATGTCGTATACCTGAGTTGGGCTAATAGTATTCCCATTACTGTAGAGGGAAAGAAACTAAATATCGTTCCTGCTGAGAATATTAAAGTTGTATTGTAGTTGACTTATATTGAGCAATGTAGTATAATAAACTCATGTTATTGATTGCTCGGATCTGGTTGTTATTTTGGTTGGCGTTTGCGGTTGATAATCAAGACGACCTTTATGGCGTTAGAACGTCAATGCGAAGATTCGAAGAATGTAGAAGACTTGTTGGAGATAATGATGTTTAGTAAATTTATGAAGACACGTGCCGCTATCGGCTTTGGTTTAACGATCGGTCTTGTTGGGCTGGTCGCTGGTATTGTGATGTTTGATCCTGTACAAATAGTGGTAAGTGTTACACTTATCGGTTGCGAAGTAGACCAATGGTTGAAACGAGACAAAGCGTAAATATATGAGGCAATGGGGAAGTCTCAACGAGGATCACGATAGAGCCAAAAGCTCTGTGACACGTGATCGAAGAACCACTTCTTTTGTTATTTAATTCGGTGATATTTTATGAGGTATTGTATGGTTTATAATCAATTTAGTCGTGACGAATTGCGCGATCTTCTTGTCGCGAATGTACTACAAGTTACATTCGACAAACTGAACGGTGACGAGCGTGTTATGACATGTACTCTTAAACGTGACATTCTTCCAGCTGCTGTTGCTTCTAAAGTTGATGGCGACACTAAGAAAGCTGCGGAAACTTCTTTGTCTGTTTGGGACGTTAATGCTAATGGCTGGCGATCTTTCCGTATGGATAAGATTAAATCTGTTGCTCATGTTGACTCGGAAGTTGAAGCATAATGAGCCTTGATGTCATTGCAGAAGAAGAAATGGTTGATGTCTCGTTTCCGAAACCCCAAGCTGACGGCACATATGCTGACGCTAAAGGCGGCACGGAAATGATGGCTGAACGGATAACTGATATCTTAGAAAGGAATGGGCTTGATGATAAGATCAATGTGATCCATTCTAGAGTTCGTGAAGATAGTATTGATCTTTCTAAAAAGAACATTCTTCTTCTGCATGACACTTGTGATGATCCAGAAGCTGCCCATCTAAGTAAGCCGAGCAGCAGGAATAAGTTTGATAAAATTGTATTTGTGAGCAATCACCAGATGCAATCATTCCACTATCAACATGCTCTTCGCTATAAAGAAACGCATGTTATCCACAATGCTATCGATCCAATCGTGTTGACCGAACCAAAGCCAACCGAGCGAATCAACCTAATCTATCACACAACTCCTCATCGCGGTCTTGAGATTCTTGTTCCTTGCTTTGAGTGGATATGTAATCACTTTAAAGATCAGGTGGAATTACACCTTGATGTGTATTCGTCATTCAATGCTTATGGTTGGGCAGATAGAGATATCCCATATAAAGGTGTGTTTGAAAAGGTTGACTCTCATCCAAATATGACGTATCATGGTTATCAGCCTAATGATGTTGTGCGTGAAGCTCTAAAACAAGCACATATCTTTGCATATCCTAACATTTGGCAAGAGACTTCATGTATTGCTGCTATAGAAGCTATGAGTGCTGGATGCGAGATTGTTTGTCCTAATCATGCAGCATTACCAGAAACGACTGCTGGGTTTGCGACAATGTACCAGTATCATGAAGATCCCAATAGCCATGCGCATGAATTCATTGAGACATTGGTCAATGCCATACACAGCCATCGCTCTGCTGGACAGCAAAGTAAGTTGGAAATGGCTAAAGTATATATTGACAATTTTTATAATTGGAGTTACAGAGAGAGTGAATGGCTCCAACTGTTTAGTAAGCTACTGAGAGAATAAATTATGAAAGGTACGACTGCTGGATCATTGAGATATGATATGTCTGGACGTAAGCGTAAAACAAAGGCATTAAATACAACAAAGAAGTATAAGCCCGCATTCAGAGAGATGCCAGTTAAGGCAGTGCCATACCGAAGAGAGGAGCAGAATGATTATATGTCTGCTCCACTCACTCCCCCATCGTCTAACGTTCAAGTCGACGATTCATACAAGCGCGAAGTATCAAAGAATTACACCGTATCAATAGCATACAATAAAGGTGGATACATGGTCGTGCCCAACTCTGATTTAACCCATATCGGCAGATAGATCAAAAAAAGGTTGACATCCTACATAGACTATAGTATACTTGTTGTTCAAATTGAGTGAGATTAAGATTATGGCTAAAGAACCTGAAAGTTACGTCCGCAAAAAGATCCGTAAACCACGCAAACCAATGTCAGCTGAGCAAAAGGCTGCTGCGGTAGAGCGTCTGGCTAAAGCTCGCGAAAAGCGTATGCTTGAGAACCCACCAACCTATAAGAACATCCACCAAAATGTTCTTGACCTCCCGACTGATGATCCGCTCCACATGTCTAGCGTGAAAGAGTGGATCAAACATCAACGTGAAATTGCCTCGGCTGAGGGTAAGAACGACCGTGCTGGTATTAAGGGTGCGCTTGCCAAGAAGATTATGGCTGAAGGTTATGCCCGCAACATGCAGCGTTATCTTGAAAGCGGTGATTGGTGTGATATGTTCTGGGGTAAAGATCGACAGAACAGGATGGGTGAAGTCTGTTTAACTCTTGCATATGATGCGCAAGGCAATCCGAAACGCACTCAAGGTGTATTTTATCCAGACCTTGGTTATGTTTGGGGCGTCTCTGAAGATAAGGGTGGTATGCCTGCTGACTGGGGTGACACACAAGAAGCGGCTGTTGAGCAACCGATTGTTGCTGCTGGGTTATCTAACTTGGAGGACTTCTTTGGTGAGTAAAGGTAATGTAATTGATTTAACTTCAAGACTTAAACCAAAGCCTGCTACAGCTCAGGAGCAATATGATGAGTATCAAGGTGAGACTGAAGAGATAGTTCAGAAGTGGATCAACTATCTCCTTGATGAGTTGATGGAAACTGATGTTGCGGATGACTCTCAAACGTTTGCCCGTGACTTTGTTTTCATAACCGAAGCAATACGATCACTAGTCTATCGAAACAGAGGCGAGGGGCATATGTTCCAACACGTAGCTGATAAGATGATTGCTGTAGAGATTGACGAAGAAGATGATATGGTTTATGCTCAATGGATGATGGATGTTGATGAGAATATCCCATTCCCAGTAGACCCTGCGGATCCTGACTACGACCTCCCTGATAATGATAAAGGAAAATAGCATGTTATTAGAATTTATGTATGGGTTTTTGTTATCATTTGCTATTATACTATCAATCATCACAGCCACTATTATAGTTACTAAAACTTGTTTGTGGATCAACCGAAGATTATAATCAATGCTTAGTCCTATACTGTGTACTCTTTGTTTAACGATGGCAGAACCAATGTCAACATTAGACAAACTAAGACAAGATTATGATATGGAGTGGACAATCCTATACGGTAAGAAGTCATATTTCCATATTGATTTGAGCGATAAAGACTACTTTGAAATAACATTCACTAAGCATTTTTAATAGGACGATTATGATAACTTATAGCACAAATTGGATGGGTCCAGTCTCCACTCGTTGGTACGAAGATAGAAATATTCCGTTTGAGTGGAAAGAAACTCCAGGTAAGATTTTTGAAAAGACTCAATACAAACATTATCTAGAGTCATATGCTTGTGGTCGCATAGATATATATGGATTGGATGAAAAGGAATACTGGTGTGGTAGAAGTGAGTACAGTGTTGCTCCAATGCGAACTGAAGATTGGAACAAGTTAAGTGATTGGTTGGATGAGTTGGAAACTTACGAGTTGGCTACATACGAAGAACTGATCGATCAATTCGAGCATTACATCGGGAAAGCGATAAGGTGGGTAGAAAATGATCACTGATAAAGACATAGCCTTAAATTATGTAAAATCATTATACGATATAACGACAGAAGAAGCGGAATCTTTGTATGAAGATGAGATACAAGAAGCTATTAGACTTCAAAAACTTGGACTGGTGCCTTGGGTTGTAAAAGATGATAAACCTGAGCCTGATTGGACAGACGATGAGTTCTATGAGGGCGCTTGGAGTTGGGTAGATGAATGTGAACTTGAAGACGATGAGGGAAAGGAAAATGGATAATAAAGAACTAATTAAAGAGTTCTTCTTAGGACTATTCCTTTTTATTCTCTCGCCAATCTACGTGCCTTTAGGTGCTCTCTGGGGATATCGGTATGAGATCATAGATTTCTACATAGACTGCTTTAGAGCACTTACATTTAGGAAATTTGAAGATGAGTGATTATACTCCTGATAGTTGGGTCGTACTGAAGATAACCGCAGAGACTGGTGTCATCTACAAAGTCTTAGCAGGATGGAGCGGTAGTTATCTTGATGGTTATTCTTGGCGATTGAATAGTGGTATTAATATTGTATTCGAGAGAGAAGATCAAGTTGACTTCTATGGTAATAGTGGATCATTATATGTTTGTAAGAAAGGCACATACGGACTAAGAATGGGTACATCAGGAATCTACAATGATATAGTATCACGCTTTGGCGACAAAGTAGAGATGATGCCTGAAGACACAGATTGGAAAAATTTATTATGACAGATCGTGAAGAATTAGAAGCAATGAATAAGATTAATCGACTTGAAGTAAAAGACTATACAGACGAAGAATCGATTCATATAAAGTTCATTGATGAATTCAAAAAGGAACTACATCTTTCGATTAATGACGATATCGAACAATCACTTCATGACGAGTTGGCCAAACTTGGATGGACTCCTCCTAAGAAAGAGAATTTTATGACAGATCGTGAAGAATTAGAAGCAATGAATAAGATTAATCGACTTGAGGTTATAGACCAAACAGGTCGTGCGTATGTTCATTACTTACATGAAAACGAAGATGTTCGATATAGTCTACAGGATGATAATCGAACACTTAAAATATTTATCGATAAGTATGGGAGTGTTGCTCGTGACGATGCCTAATGAAAGAAGATATGCTGTAAACCATACTAGGCAGTTTCTATTGGACTTATTAGATCCAAAGAAAACTCCAAGAGTACCAAGTGCAGTAAGAAAAGAAGCAGGTCGATGTCTTAGACATTATCCAGGCGAATATCATATGCTAAAAGCCTCAGAAGAAGCGCCTACAGTGTTTGGCGAGTGGGATGATTACTACGTTAGAGAGCTAGAGAGTGATGAGTAAGAAAACAAGATTGCATGTGAATCAGCATAACGTTCGTCACAACAAGAAGAACCCTGATGATTTGCGTCCACCTTTGACTGTAAAGGATTACACCCAAAACAGGAAGTGTTACACGGCTGATCTAAAACTCCCAGACGGAACTGTGGTGGCCAAACTTATCAGCCAGCCCAATAAGCCATTATCCTGCGGTGCGACCGTTTGGATAGAAACTGAACTGGAAGTCGTTACATACGACGAGTGTGAGCTATGAAGAAAGGTTTGAAGATACCGATGAAAAGTGCCGCTGAATTTGACGCTTTGACATCAGCCAGAAAATTTTATTGCTATTTACAGAAATCAGGTGTTGCTAAAAAGATCAAAAGAGGGTATAATAAGAGATTCAGAAGCAAAGGTAAAGAAGAAATGCGTGATGAATCAAGATACCTTAATAAGGATCATTCTCTGACAATAGAGCAGAGAAAGGCAATAGAAGATATAGAACGTAAACTAGAGAAATGAGTTGAGTTATGATTTTATTAGATTTGAACCAAGTGATGATCTCCAACATGATGAAGCAGTTGGGTGTGAGCGGTCAAGTATTTGAAGAGGGGCTTGTGCGCCATATGGTGTTGAATAGTATTCGTGCATACAAGAATAAATTCGGCAAGGAATATGGTGAAGTGGTTATCTGTTGTGATGACAGAAACTACTGGCGCAAGGATGTGTTTCCTTACTACAAAGGACATCGTAAGAAAGATCGAGAGAAGTCTTCGATTGATTGGGTTATGGTATTTGAGGCTCTTAATCGTATTCGTGAAGAGCTGAAAGAGTTCTTCCCATACAAGGTTGTTCAAGTGGAGCGTGCCGAAGCTGATGATATCATTGGTGTATTGGCTACAAGATATGGTACATGGCTCAATAACGAAACCACCGAGCGTATCCTTGTATTGTCTGGAGACAAAGACTTTGGTCAGCTTCAGAAGTATACTAACGTTGATCAGTATAGTCCTGTCCTGAAGAAGTGGATCCGTATCAACGATGCCCGAGCTTTTTTGCGCGAACATATTATGCGTGGCGATCGTGGTGATGGTATTCCAAACTTCTTATCTAATGACAGTTGTATTATGACTGGCGAGCGACAGAAGCCAATCCAAGCTAAGAAGATTGAAGACTGGATTGACAAAGAGCCTGAACAGTTCTGTACTGATGTTATGTTGAGAAACTATCGCAGGAACGAACAATTGGTTGATCTGGATCAGATACCAGCAGAGATTGTTTCTAAAATAAATGAAGTTTTTGATACATATGAGGTTCCGAAGAGACGTGGTCTTTTGAACTATTTTATTAAGTATAAGTTGAAGAATCTCGTTGAACATATCGGTGAGTTTTAGTGGAGGCATTATTCACAGCGGTTCTCGGTACATCCAGCGTATTGATTGGGATGTACCATGAGAATCCAATCGCTTTGTGGACAGGTTATATATGCATTGCAATTGCTATCTGGGAATGGTATGACGATTTGGAAGATGCGGATTATTGATATACCTAAATAAAAAAGACACCACTAACCTTTGAATGAAATGATAGGCATTTAATACAATGAAATATGAAACGTTCCACGACATCTTTGTTAAAGTCGGAGAAGCAAAAACAAGAAAAGAAAAGATTGCGGTCTTGCAAGAGAATTCAAGCCCAACACTAAAAGCAATCTTGGGTTACACATACGATCCGAATGTAGTGTGGGCGCTGCCTGACACCGATCCTCCGTACACTGTATCAGAAGTGTTAGACCAAGAAAAAAGACTTGTCCAAGAATCCAGAAAGTTTTACTTGTTTGTAGAAGGGATAACTGAAACGCAAAGAAATATAACTGCAGTCAAACGCGAGCAGATCTTTATCACTCTGTTAGAGTCTATTGATCCTAAAGACGCAAAGGTTGTTCTGGCTATGAAGAATCGTAAATTGCCATACAAAGGTCTTACACGCAAACTTGTAGCAGAAGCATTCCCAACTATTTCCACAAACTGGTGAAAGGAAGATAAGAGTCTAATATGGCTAAAAATATCAAGCGGTACAGTCAATACATTGAAGAAAGCGACGACTTTGGTCGGAAGAAGAAACTGAAAAAAGAATCACGCCACAACTATAAGGTTGAGCTTGAACAGTCTATTGATAATGAATTATGGGATGAAATGAATGACGACGAAGACAGCGATAATAATAGGTAATGGCACAAGCCGTAAATCTGTAAACTTAAAGCAGCTCTCTTCATCTAGTAAGACATATGGGTGTAATGCTCTGTATCGCGACTTCCCAGAACTAGATTATCTCGTAGCAATTGACGAAGCTATGATCACCATAATAAAGAATGTTGATTTCTCAGAGACAAACACATCGGTGATCATACCACCCGAGAACGAGAGATGGGAACATTCTGACTACAACCCCCAGCGGAGACGATCTAATGCGGGTATGTGTGCGATGACCGAAGCTATTCGTCATGGTTCTCAGATGCTGTATTGTTTGGGGTTTGATTTCGTATTAAACGGAAAGCAATCTATAGATAATATCTACTCAGGCACTCCACATTATGACCAGCCATATGCGTCAAATGAAAGCGACAATTTTTATCGTGTGAAGTATTTACAGTGGTTCGTCAATCAAAACTCGAAAGTTACGTTCGTGATGATTATCCCAGATACTGCTCCTGTATCCAAATACATAGCTGAACTGGGCAAGTTGAGAAACGTTATCTTCATTAGAACATCAACCTTTCTTAAGAAACTGAAAAGCGTAGAGGAATAACATGTCTGTAGAATGGCAAATAATCTTTGTAATGTTTATAGCGATCTCAACATACCTGTCATATAGAACAGGACAGAGAATTGGTATTGAAGATGGAGTTGAAGGAATACTAGTGCACCTAGAGAAAGCTGGATTCATTGATGTTGATGATGACGGTGAGATCTCCGCCGCATCGGGAAACGGTAAAAATACCGAAAAATAACTAATAAAGGGCTTGCCCCAGTACCTAAATTGTACTATAATATAGGTTCTATAAATGGAGAGACGTATGAGAGCAGCCCGAAGAATGCAGTCCCAGTCTAGAAACCTACAGCGCCAGTCAGCGCAGCGTAGAATCGCTAACATGAATATCACCCCCATTACCGTTAAACCTGTCCCTGAAGCTCCCTCGAAGCCTGCCTCGCCCGAATCATGAGCAGCCACCTAATTGCGCTCACTGGTGCGATCTATCTCTATGTCGGTCTAGAGCAGTGGTTCAAGTTCCAAAACACCGCTATGTTATTGACTTATATAGGCTATGCGTTCGCAAATATCGGCTTATACCTAATGGCTAGTAAATAGCCCATATACAAAAAAGTTATATCCTTATACAAAAATAGTCTAAAAAAAGACAAAATAAGTGTTGTCTTCTGCCCCATAATCCAGTATAATAGCTGTATAAATTGATGAGAGAGACCTTTATGAGAACACGATTTGTATTAGATACCGAATCAACCCTTAGTGATTGGAATGATTTTGACACTCAGGTTAAGGAATTGCGCCGTACAGCCATTGCTGATTATGCAACGATGCTTGACGGTCGTGAGCGTGGTGAATTCACCAATGATGAATACTATAACTCGCAATTAAAAGAATACGGTGATAATTTTACGATTAGTAATCGTGGTAGCAAATACGTTAAGTTGATTAATGGCGGAAGCGTATGGGGTTTTGTTGTTAAAGAAGATGGTGATAAATTCAAACGTGGTGATATTCTTAAAGCTGCATCTTGGAACGCACCAGCTACTAACAAGGCTCGTGGTAATATCTTTGAAGAATATACTGTGCAGTGGACTGGACCATTATATCTATGAATAAGTTAAAGATTAAATATTTTTTTATAGGGGTATTCCATCTTGTTATCTCACCAGTCTACGTGCCTTTAGCTCTATGTTGGGAGCATCGTAACGAGATTGTTGACTTCTATATACAATGCTTTAGAGCATTAACATTTCAGGAAATTTGATATGATTGAGACATTAGAGATGGTTGTGTGGTATGGTCTACACTCTTTGGCGGCTCTTTCTTTTATTGGGCTTGTTTGGCTTGGATATCTAATCTGGAAGTATTATTAATGGAAAAAGATGATTTGATTGAGTTGTTCCTTATACTGACTTTGTTTGTCATAGCAGGTAATCTTGCGGCTGAGTTTATGAATATAGGAGCGCAGTATGTATAACGGTTTGACGATGTGGAAAGAAGTCACTGACTGGGGAGACAATACACCCAATCACACTTATGTGTTAGATGGCAAAGGGTGGCTTGTTGCGTATATCAAGCAAGGTTCTACTGACCTTATCCACTTCAGTAAACCAATGAAAAAGTTTTCAAAATCTCGTAGAAAGTTTATTAAAATTTAAAGGTGAAGAATAATATGATGAATGGTAAATTGCGGTTTAATGATGATTTTGATAATGAGTTTGTGAACATGTCTATGTGGGATCAGCTCGGCAAGATCCTAGATTCAAAGTCGGCGTCTGAAGTGGTAGATGTCAAACGGTTCCGTGCTGTAAATACGGTGAAGACCGATGATGGTGTTACGATGACTGTCACTGCTCGTGAAGCTCAAAAGATTAAAGATGTTCTGTTATGCCTGAAGACTCCTGTTCGTGCTAATGTTATTAAGCAGCTACAGATGTCGCGTGGTATGACAAACATGTTGAGTATGGTTCAGAAGACATTGGAGAAATAGAGAGTGCAGATAACGTACAAAGGATATTGTGCTCTAGGTGGTACATCTAACCACAGACTTTGGACTAGAAATATTTATCTTGGTGAGCACTATATGCACACTTCGTACTACTTAGGCTATCACTAAAAGAGGAAAATGAGAATGAAATGGGATCCATGGGATACAGGAAACGTTGCTTTAATTATTGGTGCCCTTGCGGTGTTAACAGTAACCGTTCCACACTTAGTCGTATGGCTTATACAATAACAATAAGGAGAATAATATGAGTGGAATGACTCATGGCGGTAAGGGCAGCAAACAGCGCCCAACAGCAGACCAGAAAAAGTTTGACAATAATTGGGATGCAATCTTTGGTAAAAAAGATAAACCATCAGCTGTAGATGATTGTGCTACAGCCAAAGCGGAGAGTGCAGCAAATGAAAGGAAAAAGCGATCCAGTTAAGAAGAATATGGATAAGTTCCATAAACCTTCTACCCATGTCGATAAGAAAAAGGAATCAAAAAAGAATCCTCCAAAAGAGGATAGATTCCGTGAGCCTTGGCACAACAGATCGTAGGCAATTATTTACGGTTGATTAATAGTCTATTTAAAGGTATAATGTACTATATATTATGAATATATTTATTTTAGATAATGAACCAACTACTGCGGCACATCTACATTGCGATAAGCATGTGGTGAAGATGATACTTGAAGCCGCGCAGATGTTGTCAACAACGCATCGAATGTTAGATGGTACTGAGGTTATTGGACGTAGTCCA